CAATCGACACCTCTGGCGCAGAGATGGACTTGAACCCCAACGCGGGCGTGAATAGAGGGATCGCCAACGGCGCGATAGGACCAACATCGAACAACCAAAACGTGTAGTTCTGGAGATGGTCCGTGAGAGAGTATCGAGCCAAGCGCCCCCCTTACGGTGCGAGGGACGTGGTATCCGGCGCCAGCGGAACGCTCGGGTTCTCAAGAGTCACGTTGAAGAACTCGTACCCCGCGTCCAACTCCATGATGCTGACTTCGCTCGCCGTTCCGTCGAGGTCGCCTGCAACCTTGTGGCGAATGCAGAACGCATCTTTGATGTCGTACTTTCGGATGGCGCCGCTGCTCACGTCGATCTCACCCGAGTTGCCGATCATTGTCTCGCGCGTGAAGTGCTTGATCGAAAGGTCGACACGGTACTCGCCACCACCACGCGTCGTGCGCAGCATCCAAGCGAAGAACGAAGAGTCGTGCGCAGTCACACCACGAGACATGGTGATATCGGCCTGCGAGGGGATGCCAGGGTACTTGCGCGTGTAGACGTAGGTGCCTTCACGATACTCGACCGCTTCCATCGTCTCTTCGGGGGTGGTCACCGCCGAGAAACCCGCGCCGCCCGTACCAGCCGCCGTCCCCAAGTCGGTGAAAGGGTCAGGGGTAGCATTGGGTGCCAAGGTGGTGACTTCCACCTTGAAACGCATGGACTGGAGAAAGTCGGTGTTTAGGGGACGCGCCATGGGATACCTCTAGATTTCTGGTCGGACCAAAAGGAACAATTCCCCGGCCACGCCAGCAGCACTTCTGTGAACGAACAGCCCTTCTGAGGAGCCGGGGGTTGCGACTCCCGTAGAGAGCAAACCCTGCCAACGCTTCTGTCCGGTGGAGCTACAATCCAATTCCGCCAACTTCATTCCGTTGCCGTCTGCTTGGGTGCGAATCTCCAAAAGGGACTCACCCGCCGATTCGGCTGCCAGAGTAGAAACATACCCCCAAGCATCGATGACACGGAACTTGAATGGCAGCCCCCCAGCCGCGATGACGGTCAAGTCATCCGCGCCCGCACCCTCACCCGCGACGAAGGGGTAGCGAATGAGAGCAACACCCGACACGGGCGTAAGAGCAGACACAGCAGCAATGTCCTGCGCCTCAACCGCATTCGGCGGAGACGCCAATCCCGAGGCTACCTCTTCGGGAGTGTACGTGAGAGATACCGCCACTCGGTCCTGAGCAATGGCCGCCTGTAACGTCTTCATCCGAGGCAGATCGGTTGTGTTCCGTTCCACCTTGATCGAACCGTGAGGTGCGATCTTGGTGTAGAGATCTTGAAGCAAGACCTCTTCGCCTGTCAGATTCTGGATCGTTACAAAAGCCATAGCTTAAAACACTATGTCACGCGTATTCGGGTTCGTCTATCAGATTAGCAGTAAGCTGCTATCAGGTAGTCATCCCCGCGGCATCCTTCCAATCGGTGCCGTCACTCCAGTTGATCGCGTCGTCATCCGTATTCCAGATGTGGGCGAAGATTGGAACGGCGGCAGCGGCCGGACGACCTGCATCGCTGTAGGCATTCGGCACACGACCGAAGAACAAACCGGCGTCGTCACCGGCCTCCTTCGTGAAGGAGAGAGTGACGACTCCTGTTTCGACCATGACCTTCAGCGCGGTGTCCCCTTCGAGGTCGGAGTACGACCGCGAGGTTTCGATGTAGGCGGCGGGCGCGATGTTCACAGGCCCCAATGAAGGAACATGGATCTTGTCGCTGGATGCGTTGGTGATTTTGACGAGCATGTCTCTCTATTCCTTCTACGACAGAACCAATTGCTGGAATCGGAACCGAACGAATTCAGCGGGCTTGTTTGGTGCGACACCCACGTCAATGATGACTTGGCCAGCTTCGACACTCGCCGCAGTGTTGTTGGTGCCATCAACGATGACAAAGAATGCTTCAGCCGGCGAAGTGCCAGCGAATAGGCCGTCGTTGAACAACCCCTGAAGGAACCCGGTGATCTGAGCCTTGATCTTCGACCAAAGGCCGGGACCGTTGTTCTCGAATACGATCCAGAACGTGCTGTTGTAGATCGACTTCTCCAAGAACATGAAGAGACGACGGACGTTGATGTAACGCCACTCACTGAGGTTCGAGATGGTGCGAACACCCCACACGGCCAGTCCAGTATTCGCACCGGAGATGAGGGGGTTGATCTTGTTGGGGTACACGAAGTCGCGCTCGCCCTGTGTGGTGAGCACTTCCAACCCGAGCAGGAAGTTGAGCTGCCCGTCGACCGTACCGCCGGGTGCCTTGCCAACGTTCTTGGTCGTGTCCGTACGCGCGTAGATACCCGCGATGTGGCCAATGGCCGGCATCGTGAGCGGACGCCCGTTGGAGAGCGGGTCTGCGACCTTGACCCAAGGCCAGTACAGCGCAGCGAAGATGCTGAAGCGACCGAGCTGGAATCGGAACCAGTCCACAGCCTCTTGCGCATCGGAACCCTTCGGCACCTGCAAGATGAGGAATCGGTCACCACCTGACGGCTGCGCAGCGCGAGTCGCGGCGTAGTCGATCATGTCGCCTGTGACAGTCACGTCACCCGCGAAGTCGGGGATACCGACCTGCATCAACTCGTCGATGGTGTTGAGAGCGTATAGGCCCTTCTTCGGCGTGATGAGCGTGGGGGAAGTGAGCTGGTCGCGGCCGTACGTCACAGACGTGAACGTACCGTTGGTGCCCGCGGTGTAGCCCTTGGCGGCGTCTCCGAAGTCCTCGTTGTGCGAAGACTCTTCGGGGACCGAGTGATACGTCACAGTGACAAGGGTTCCAACCGCGATGGCCTCGCTGGTCTTGAAGTTGAAACGACCCGTGGCGTAACTCAGAGCGTTGGGGAGAATCGTCTCACCACCCAAGGTGATCGAGGTCACGTAGGTGCCGTCGACCGCGCCGGTCATGGCCCCTGTACCGTCCGCAGTGATGCTCAGAGCACCGCTGATTGCTCCCGTGTAGGAGATGGTCACGGTGCGTGCGGCGATGGGCGCGTTGGGCAGTTCGAGAGCGGTGTTGGTCGCCTCACTCGTAACCACCTGCCCAGCAGCACTTCCATCACCACCGGCCATGACGATCCCACGACTGAGCCCGCCCAGTTCGAGCGGAGCTTCGTTGCCGCCGGGGTCGACCATGGTGATGAGATCCGACAGCTCGTTGATCACGTCAGGCGCGAACACTGTCGATGCCGGGTCGGCAAAGTCCATCTCCTCGAAGATCTCCAAAACCTCGAAGATGTTCTGCGAGTTCAGGAGCGAAACCGTCAGGTCGTGCCGAGTGTAGCTCGACGTGAGAGCGTTGAAAAAGTCACCGGAACCGGAGACAGACACCCGTAGTTGGTTGCCCCAGATACCTGCCGAAACAGGGTCAAGGTCCCAAGCGTCGATCTTGTACGTCGCGACAACGGGCGAACCATCGTGCGGAGTCGCCATCGCCGTCGTGGTGAACGCATAAGCGCCATCTACGTAGGTGATCGTGCCCGCGGTAAGCCCAGTGCTCACCAAGGCGCCTGCACCGTCGTCTACGGCCGTTTCTGTCGGTCCCGCGGGCGTGTAGTCCCAATCAAACGTCGAGGCCGCATCGGGCGTCTCAGTGCCGTCCGTGACCATGGTGAATCGGCCCGTCTGGTAGTCCAGCGTGCCTGTGCTGGTCGCACCATTCGTCGCCGTCGCCGTCGTTCCCGACGATGGGGCGGCAAACGTGAGGGTCTTGGTCATCGCGCCGGACAACCAAGTCAGAACAGCGGTTCCATCCGTCGCTACAACGAGCAGTGCGTCGTCGAAAGCCTGCAACGACGCGGGATCGATACGACCCTCGAAGTCGTCAACCGCACCCGGAGCTACGAGCACCGTGGCGCCATCACGCTCCATCGAAGCCTCAGCGGCGACCGCAGCAGCCGCGGGGCGCCAACGCAACGCGAACGAGGACAACACAACAGGAGATGCTCCGTCGTTGTCCTTGATGGGAGAGGTACTCGCCGTCTTGGTGAACGCCATGGTGGCGCCATCACCCGTTTCGAGCTGCTGGTCACTCGTCTTGCTCTGGATCTTCGCGTCAGCCGAAACGGCATCGGAAGGAACAACACGAACAACGAACGCACGCTTGCCGCCGTTGGCGTAATACGCCGCCATCGACAAGGGAACGAACGACTCCGAAACTGGATTACCGAACTTCGCGGTGAAGTCCTCCAGAGAGGTCACCAACGTGGCGGTATCGGTCGGACCGCGCTCCGTGAATCCGATGATCCCGAAGTTGGAAGTTGAAACGGCTTGGACGACCTTTACCGCAGAGGGAACCTCTTCGATAAATACACCGGGGCTCAGAAACTCTGCCATGACGTACTACGCTCCTATACGCCCGGAATTCGCTAAAGCGATCCGGGTTTGAACCAATTTGTTGGTCCGAGTCGTACTATCGGAAGAGTTGCCCCCTTCCTCAGCGCTCACCTATTCAGGCGCAGGCGCAGTCGCGGGCTCGGCAGCAGTTGCGGGCAACGACGGAGGTGCGGGCGCGACCGCTTCAGGGGTCGCCTCCATCGTCTCTGGTGCTTCCTCGTCATCATCGTATCCGGTGATCACAAGGTCGCCTTTTCGAAGCAAAGCGCTCAGACTCGCAGTCATTCCCCTTGGGATGGGGAGCTTCTTCTTTGGTCCGATAAGAGTGCTGGAACCATCGGGAAGCGTGACTGAAAGAGGTCCGCGGGTCCTGTTGTAAAAGCACTTCGCCATTTCGGTTTAACCCTACAGTGTATGAGTGTTTATCGTCAACGGATTAGTAACCGTGTTGAATGTCGTCGGATCATTAAGATCCAACTCACCCTCGACCCTTAGTGTTACCGCAAATCCTAGCACGCGCTCGGTCACATCGGGAACTTCATCCAAATGTGAAACGCCGTCCATGAATATATCGTACGTCCTCAAGCAATCCAGAGAATCGAGGACTCCCAATACTGCATAAGGTGGGTAACGCTTCAACACGTGCCTCAAGATCAGATTGACTTGATTGCGTTGCCCGATTGCTCCCCGGTGCCTTGCGAGGATTGTGATCGTATAAGAGATATCGAACGGGACGGCCTGCTGCTTCTCGTCGACCTTGCTAGGCCCGGTGACGGTTGTAAGCCCCACACTCGTAGCCTGCACCGGAGCACCCGACGTAGGCGCTCGCCATTCGATCGTAGTGGGGTGCCAACGATTCATTGCCGGGGAGATATCATCCCGCCGAACTACGACAACCGGCTGACGGTACTTCTCGAATACGTCCTCTGGGAACGCGAAGGTAATGGGGACTCCGGGCAACACCGGGTCATGCGCCGCGGGGTCAACTCCCTCCACGGCGACGTAGTAGTTGGGGCAGTTGTTGATAACCGATACGACACCGCCGAGAGTCTCCACGACACCTCGATCGAACGAACGTAGATCTACCGTTCCCAACCGTTCTTGGACAACCGGCATTAGATCCCCAACTTCTTCTGAAAGGCTGCGAAGCCTTGCGCTTCACTGATACTCGACTTGCCCTTCGTGCTCGGTGGCCAACTCCGCCAACCGCCGAATGAGGGATCGGTGAGGGCTGCTTGAATATCCGATCGACGCCCAATCTGGTGCAAGCCGCTGGATACGAGGTTTTTGATCCCAGGTCGCCAATGAGCCTTCGACTTCGCACCACCAAGTCCAAACTCCAGCCGAAGCGCCTCGAACGCGATGTCAGGCACCACCTTCGCCTTGGCACTCGCGCCCGAAAGTCCTTTCTTTCGCACACGAGCCCCCACTCGTCTCAGAGCCTTCGACCACTTCTTCCGGTCACCGTTTCGCAGAGCCGCGACCTTCGCCATCTCACGCGTGCGCACCTTGCGTGTCACAAGCGTCGCTTGTCGTTTGCTCGGCGTGAAGGGGAGCGTGTCCCACGTCCAAGGGTTGTATCGCTCCAGCACCGCAACACGCTTGTCCTTCTTCCTGCTGCGCTTGGCCGGTCGAACATAGACGACTTCCTTGACGGGCTCCTTCTGCTTCCCACCGCCACCGCTCTTCACATCGGCCTTGATCGCAAACCCTGCTGTCATGCCGGAGATGCGCGCGAGCTTGAGAGAGCGCTTGTACATGCGCCACTCATCCGAATTCGGCATCTTGCCGATCACATTCGCGTACGCCTGCTTCGCCGCGAGGTACGTGAAGTACGCCATGAACTTGGGCACGCGCTCGGGCCACTCGCTGAGCAGCTGGTACGCCCGCGCATTGCCCGAAGAGGGGCGAATCGTCATCATAGCTCACGCCCCTCCTTCTCCGCGTAGTGGCTCTCTACCTCGTGGATGGCTTGGGCCAGGGTCTTCTTCGCGTACGGCCGCAAAAGGCTCTCAGGGACCGGCACACCGTTGTTCGCGCGTACGTGCGGGGGTGCGGGTGCCGCGATGCCCTTCGGTCGAAGGTTCTTGAACATCTCGATGTGCTTCTCGCACACGGCAATGACGCGGATGCTCTTGTTCGTGCGGCATCCAAACTTCGGAGAACCGCCGCACACGAAACACTGCTTGTCGAAGTGCGTGATGGGACCTTCGTACTCGTGGAAGTCGCCACCGCCCAACGGCGAGGCGCACTTGTCCCGCGAAAGACAGCGATGACCGGGAACTCCCCTGTCACGCGCACTCCAGTACTTCGTGCACGTCGCGCAAACAGCGGACATGCCTTCGGCGACAGCTGCCCGAACTTTGAGCATGTCCAACATTACGGCGGAAGAATCCTCCGTTCAGGGGTGAACTCTGTACGACGCTTCGTCTCCAATTTGAACCCGACAAAGGACGACGTGTCGAACAGGTGCCCATCGGGGTCGACCTTGATCACATCGAAGTAGAACCCCTTGTTGGGGATGGACTCGAAGCTCACCGCATCCGAATCGAAGTAGGGCATGTCTTTCCAGATACGCACCACATCGCCCTCGAAGGGGGCGGGAGCGTTGACACGTTCGAGATCGGCACGCGCCATCCAAATCTCTCCAGTCCACTCGTTCTTGAACCCCTGCTCTGTCGCCTGCGGCTGCGACTCGGGTTTCGTGACGTGTGCCTTGAATTGGTAGGGTCCGCGGAACACCCGACCAATCGGCTCGTCATAGAGGGGGTCGCGCGTGCCCTCGCAGATCTCCAAGTGGAAGTACTCGATGACGGTGCCAGAGACGTTGTTCAACTCCTGCGCGATGCAGTCGAACAGCTTCAGCTCCGAAGCATCGAGAGTGAAAGCACAATCGCTACCGAAGTCGAGGTCACAACCGCCGCCGTCCTTACACTCGCTCATGAGCTACCCCATCATGAAGCCCATGGGATAGCCGCTGAGTGCGATCTCCTCTTCGAGCTTTTCGATCTCGTTGCGTGACTCTTCGAGCAAGGTGAGCCCGTCCATACCGATCGTTCCAATAGCCGTTGGCCATTGGTCGTACTTGGATCGGATACGACCTAGAATCATCTTTGCCCACGCCAAAGCGTAGCGCTTCACAAGGTCGTGGTCGCGCTCGTTCAACTGCTCGACGGTGAGACAACGCGCCTTGTATTCAATGATCGCCGTCCCGCTGTCCTTGACGAGAGGCCACGTAAACAGTCGGCGATCTTCCTGTCGCCACTCAAAGTCAGCACCGATGATGCGCTTCGCAGTCTCGATGTACTGCAACGATTGAGTGTAGCTAGAATAGATTCCCATCGTGTCTGCCGCAGCAAACACGTCGTACGGAATCTCCTCATCCGAAAAGAGCGTGGGCGCGAAGATGAGCGACAGGTCCAACCGGAGCGAGGGAGGGATAACATCGAGAACGGTGTCGATATCTTCAGCGTCAGCAGTTGTATCCGTGTCGAGGCTGTACTCAACCTGACCTGAATGGATGGCCATGAAGGCGAGCTTCTTGAGCCCCTTCTTTGCGGAGAACCAGTGGACCGCCTCGTTGAGCGAGTCGATTAGGTGCTCGACACAAAGATCGACTTTGATGGCAGGCGCTCCAAGCTGTCGCAGAATCCACTGCTTCAACTCATCTTCTGTCATTCGTGGACGCGCCAACCTCTACTCCTTTTCCAATCTTGCAGGCGGGCGTGAATCCCCGCAAGGATTAGCCGAGAAGTACTTGCGGAGGCGAGTCGCGAGGAAGCGTTTCCGTCAGCAGCTTTCGGCCGTGATCATCTTGGACCTCGACCATTCCGCATTCGTTGCACTTCATGCGCTTCTTGCCGTCCCCGAGGCTCTCGACAATCAGGGGCTTGTTGCACTTCTTGCACATCATTCGTCATCCTCTCTTTTGCGCCGTCTACGACGTTTCGTCGTTGAAGGCTCGTCGGCGGGCGGTGGTGCGGGCTCGGATGCCACCGGGGGCGCGTCCAGAGGCAGCTCTACCGTCGCAACGGGTTCGATGGGGGGCGGTGGAGGGGTAGGCTTCTTGGCGGCCTTCTTGGACGCCTTGCCAGGCGACACGGGGTCGCTGGTGCGCTCCAAGAACTGAGGGCAGTAACGGGCGTACTGCTCTCCCGCGACAACTTGGCCATCACGCAACTTCCCCACACCGGGGAGGTACACGGCATCCGTTCCCGAGCGCTTCTTGAATCTAGGTTCCGCCATCTGAGTCCCTTTCGTCTTTGGTTTCCAGAGACTCGTTGATCTCCGTAAAGACCTCTCTCAAATCCTGCACCACAGAACCGATTTGGTCCAGCCTCTCGATGGCTTGGATACAGAGCGACCGAACCTTCGCTTCGTCGAGCGGCCCCTTGGGGGTTTCGACTGAAACCGGAGCATCGGCGACACGGATGCGTCCCTGCACCGGACCAATTGCCCCAATCGCCTTCAACTCGCTCAACACTGAATCTGAGATACTCACTTCGCCCACCTCTTCACATGTGCCATGAACATTTCAGGCGTCATAGTACGGAGATCGTCGATGTGCAACGACCGAGCGAGCTTGAAGCTGTTGCCCATGCCGTAGTAAACCGCCTGCGCTTTGAACCACAAGCGTACTGACGCGGGTGCGCCAATGCCCCACTCACCCGGAGCAGTGGCGTGGGGGATCTTCAAAGTGTCTTTGACCGCCCAGCCCTCTTTCTTGAGATAGGCCAAGATCTCCGCGCGCGCCTGCTTGTACGTCTTCTTCTTTTCGAGCCGGAGTCGGACTCTTTCCAGCAACCCCGAAGACTCCGCCCAATCGTGGTGTTCTTTGCGCCGGGACAGGTAGGTCTTCGCCGCAGCAAGAGGGTCCATCTTCTGAAAGAAGTAGTGGTGCGCGGCATCCCAATCCACGGACTTCCCGGCCTTCTCCACAGCACCCGAGAACTTGCGCATCCACGCCTGCTTCGCGCGCCCCTTGCGACCACCCGGAGTGCGGTAGCTCGTCTCCATAAGCTCTTCCATCGCTGCTTGAATACTCATCTATATCTCCAAATACAAAAGGCCCCACCGGAACTGGTCCAGCGGGGCCTTCGTCAGTCCCAAGTCGCTGAGCGAAGGCTCAGATGTTGAGAACGCGGATCTGACCGTAGTACTCGCTGCGAAGCATCTTCTTGCCGTAACGAGTACGGAGTCCCTTGCGGAACGAGAAGTCGCTCGGATCGAGGAAGGTCGGGGTGACCTGAAGAGGCACGTACGGCGCCCAGACGTAACCGGCGTCGAGGTACGAACCACCCTTCAGACCGACCATCATGAAGTCGCGGTCGAAGAAGGGGTCTTCGTAGACCATCCACTTGTTCATCAGCGTTCCGACCTTGTAGATCGAGAACTGACCGTGCGGCTGGCCACCGGGACGCGGCATGTCGGCAGGGCCGAGCGGGCTCGCGCCACCACTGGTCCACAGCGGCCTGAAGTCGCCGTGCGTGGTGAGCTGGGCGAAGAGCGCCGACACCTCGGGGGAGGTGACGATCCAGTTCGCGGGCGCACGAAGCGTCGCGCGGTGGATGAGGTTACTCACCGTCGAGATGGTCGTGATCATCGAGCGGAGATGGTCCAGCTCGGAGATGCCACCCGGGGGTACACGGTCGAACACGCCCGTGGTTCCGGTCGAGGCTTGGAAGAGGTCGGAGATGATCTCTCGGTCAATCTCCAGCGCAATCTCCTGCGCCACCGCAGAGACGATTTCCGTCTCGGCATCGACGCCGTGGAGGGCGCGGAGGTCTTCCGCAGCCTCGGAGGACCAGAGGCTCTTGAGCCTACGTGGGATGGCCTCGACGGTGGCCTTCTTCACGTCGAGCTTCATCTCGGGGACCTTCGTGTTCAACTCACCGTCGTAGGTGTAGAAACACTTGATCTGGTTGCCCGCAGCCGGAACCGCGGAGAACTTGACGCCTGCGATGGCACCATTCGAGTAGTTGATCGTACCCGACACGATGTCGCCGGTCCAACCGCCGGACCCGTCGTCCGTACCCTCCTGAATGATGGTCCCCGTCGTGTCCAGCTCGCGAACGATGACACTGAAGCCCCTCTGGGTATTCAGCGGACGAACCGGATTGAACGCCAGAGTGACGGAGAGGAATGCGCCAGCACCTTCGTACTTGGTGCCATCACCGACTGCCATGATTTCGCCATCGACGAATTCACTGGAGTAGTTCCGGTTGAAGTCCCGCGGAAAGACGTTTCCGTCCTTCGTGGAGCCCTTCGACGTTCCGTACAAGTAGTCGAGGAAGAACACCGCACCGACTGGCGCCGTCATCGGTTGAACCGACACGATCTCATTCGCGATGAGATTCGGGAAAACTCGACGAAGCACCGGAAAGATGAACTTCGTGAAACTTCCGACGTTGGCTGTGCGCGTCTCTTCGGTGAGGTTCTGTAACCATTGCGACTGGTTTTCCAGCAACACAGCGGTGCAGCCCAAAGCGTAGCGCTCAGGATCAGTGCGTTGCGGCATGCCTTCCAGCAAACCACCCCACTTATTGATCAAAGCGCCGACATAGCTTTGGTCGGCAATGGTCATTCGACCTTCCTCAAGCAAAATCTGCCGAGCTTCGATACCCATGGTAATCTCCCTTAGTCCTCGTATCCGCTAGCGCGGATGTGTTCCCGACAGTTTCTTCAGCTCGTGAAGTGGAACTCCCAAACCATTGTAGGAGCTTTGTGCGAGCTTTGGAGGGGATGAACCCTCCTGAATGATTTTGTTGCTGAAGCCGCCCTTGGTCAATCGTCGGACTCTTGACCTGACGCTATCCAACTCGTCGGCGTCCAATTGTGGCTCGTCGGCGAACTGTTCGATTATCTCATCCACCTCTTCTTGTGAAGAGGGCTTTCGGGCTTCAACAAGACTTCGAATCTTGACCGCCTTTGGATGATTCGTCAACTGCTGCTCTGCGTAGACCGTGGCGGCCAAACGCTTATTGAGTTCGAGAGACTTCCGCAATGCAACATCGCGCTGCTCCGTCTGCTCTTTTGCGGCTTCCACCGCAGTCTCACTCGCAGCCTTCTCTTCAGCTTCCTCTTCACGCTTCTTTTGCGCATCCGCGCGTGCAGAGTCCACAGCGTCTTTCAACGCAGAAGCATCCTCGTACGCAGTCACGTCGCCAATTCGCTGGCGGATCGCTTCTGCGTCCGGGTCGCCGGAGATCTGATTCTCCAAGAAGTGCTTGTATCCCACTTCCCGCGCTAGCGCGGCGAGCTTGGTGACCTCTTCTTGCAGCTCGGCATTCTGGAGGTCTTTTTCCTGAACCTGCTTGGCAAGGCTCGCAATCTCTTCGTCCTTCTCTTGGAGAATGGACTCCACATCCTTCGGGAGGACGTGCGGGCGAAGAATGTGCTTCACCTCTTCGAGGGCTTTGGAGGCCGCCGCTACCTTGGGGTCGTCGAGAAACTCTTGGCGAACCGATTCCCGAATGGACTCTTTCGCCTTTTTGATCTCGCCCACCAAGGCTGAAGCAAACTCCTGCCTCAGCTCCTTACGAGCTTCTTCGCGTCCCTCTGCACGGGCCGCGTCAATCATCTCTTCGTTGTCATCGTCGTCGTCGATATCGTCGTCGATGCCACTGTCTTTGCTCTTGTCCGATTCAGCCCGTAGTTGCTTTCCCACGTTGCTCTCCTTCTTGGCCTCACCAACAACTTCGGGATAGGCCGTGCCGTCCGCAGGGTCGGCCACGAAGTCGAAGGTCACCAACTTGTAGTCCTCTTGAACCACGTCATTGCCAGCAGCGTCAGGCTTGACGGAACCGTAGCCCCGCGAGCTGACGCCAATGCGACAGTTGGAGTTGAGTAGCGCTTTCAGGTTGCGCCCAGCGTCGGTATCAAGAACCTCCGCTTCACCGACAACAACACCGTCATCGATCGAAAGATTCGTCACGATGTGCGACGCGCGCTTGAGCTGCGTACGACCATCGGAGGGGTGGTCCAACTCACCAAACAGCTGGCGATGGGACATGCTCTTGCCGAGACGACCAATCTCACGTTCCCACAGCTTCTTGCCGTAGAGACGCTTGTTTTCGGTCGCCCTGTCTGAGCGAGCAAACTCACCACGGACCAAGATCTTCTTGCCGCCGCTGGCATCTTCCACCAACGAAAGCTGCACAGACATCGAGTCGACCAGGAGCTGTTGCCCCGGCTTCATGTGCTGCTCTTCAATCCTGTTTCCCAT